ACTGATATTTACAAATTTCAAATTATAATATATATACTCCTATCCTACCATATATATAGAAACCAACTTTAGACTCGCTATCTATTCTTTCAAAAACTCTTAATATGAATGTAATTAGTGCAGAAACAACATTTCACGGCACTCCTTTAGAAAGCATATTTAAAACTAGCAAAAAAACTATTCAAGAATATGTTAGGGAGATTGACCGTCATTGTAGATACAAATCCATTCAATCCCAAGTAACACGCGGGGTTGTTTTAGATGATCGTGGTCCACTGATAGATTTATACGAAGCATGTGTAGAGCAGGATGCTCATTTACGTGCAGTATTAGAAACTGTAGAATCACAGATTATAGGCGAACGATACATGTTGGCAAGACAAAATGAACGAGGAAAATATATTAAGGATGTAGAAGAAACCAAAAAGATACAAGGTTCTCAATTCACTAAAATCATAAAAGGTATTGTTGAAGCCAAATGGTACGGTTACACCTTATTAGAAATAATGCCTGATATTAATCCTTTAACAGGAAAGCTAGCTGAAGTAAATATTATTGAGCGAAGAAATGTATTGGCAAGTCAATTACGAGTTGTGCAAAGACAAGGGCAGTGGAATCCCGGATGGGATATTGCTTCATCGCAATACTCCAAGAATTATATACTTATTGATAATGGTGATTTGGGGCTATTCTCTGCAACTACTCCAACTATCCTTGCAAAAAAATTCACTCTTGCTAATTATGTTAATTTTAGTCATACTTATGGCCAGCCTATCATACATGGTAAGACTGAATCAGAAAGCATTCAAGATCGACAACGATTAGCACAAAACATTGCAAATGCGGCTCAGAATAAAATAATAGTTACAGGATTGAACGATGATATTGACATTAAGACATTTACAATGTCAAATTCCGAACACATATATACTAGTTTAATAAATTTTGCCAATACAGAAGTTTCTAATCTGATAGTTGGCTCTGAATCTATGGCTGGAGCAACCCAATCTTATGTTGGATCAACAAATGCTCACCAAGACATTTTTCGGGAGCGCATAGAGATGTATCGCGGTTTCATTGAAAATGTAATGAATGAAGAGATCGTTCCTAGATTAGTATCTATGGGATATATCAAGCCGGGATTAGAATTCAAATATGCCAACCGTGTAGAAATGAGTAATAAAGACAAGATTAGCTTATATTCTTTTATTACAGATAAATATGAAGTATCAGCAGATGAAATCGAAAAAGAATTTGGTATTGTCGTAGGGAAACAATTTAACGCTATATCGGAAATGGCAAGTAATAGCGGGACTATAAATGGAAGCTCCAATGATAGACGCATTATGTCCGATGAAGAATATTACAAAAGATATGGGCATAGGCGTGGTGAACGAAAGAATTCAAGCAACGTTGAAAATTTTCTAATGGAAGGAGAATAAAAGATAGCGCTTCTCCTTCCGTCCTTGCAGAATCTAAATCAAACAAAGATGAAGAGAATGCTGAATACCTTGCTATCTATGCTGTTTTCCAGAAGTTTTTACAGGACTATGGCAATATAGAGGATCGTTGGGATTTATTAGAAGAAATGATGACGTTACGTGCGGAATTTGCATTGAATCATGCAATCAAAGGTTTTGGTATGGACTTTGAAAAAGCACTGGAATTACTTCGTAATCACAATGATGGATTAACCAAATTAGAAAAAGAGCAACGTAATATATTAGTAGCTGCATTAGATAATCTTGTTGATTTTGCAGTAGCCGAAGAATTTCAGATGTCGGAGAACCTTCCAGACAATTTTAATATTGAAAATGAAGTAGATCTGGCAGAAGCTGAAAATGTTTTTCACAGATACAATAGCATATACGCGAATATTGAAAACGAAGATATTGAATATGCGATGGGAATTGCTGCTGGTTGGATTTTGTATAGCAATAATACAGTGTTAACATATATAACACAGGGAGATAATAGGGTTCGCCCTTGGCACCTTGCATTAGAAGGGACTAGCTACCGCAAAGCATCTTTCCCAGCATGGTTAATACCCCCAATTGAACATGGATGCCGTTGTTTTCTAGTGGAAGAAAGTGCTGACGTTCTCAACCAATCCAAATTATCACAGGTGATGGGACAAATTATTGAGATGCCCGATTTTGTTAATCCAGTATTTAAAGAAAGTGTAGCAAAAGGTGGGCGAATATTTAGTGATGCACATTCATACTTTATTATTCCTAAAAAGCATAAAAAGAGGCTGCGCACCATTGCTAATAAAATTAAAGACAAATGGCTGGGAAAGTAATAACTCCGAGACAATTAGCTCAACAATGGTTGAGGTTGCCTAATAAATTTGAAGTTAATGTATTCAATTTTGAAACATTAGTAGGTAATGCCGCAAAAAAAATATTTAGAGACTCTTTTTATCTCCGGCGGTTCAATTCTGCCGGAACTTTTTCTTGGCAATCCAGACGTGATCATAAGCCACACCCTATATTGGAAGAAACAGGAGCATTAAAACATTCAATAGTATGGGAACGCTTTCATTCTAATAAGAATCGTGGTGTTAAACTATTCACAGATCCAGACATGTTCAAATTTAGTAATAGGCAATATGGAAGAAACTTTTGTTATGCAGCAATACATAATGAAGGAGGGAAAATTGCCAAACCAGGTTCTCCAGCATCCTATATTAGACAAAGGCAATTTATAGGATATTCTACAACCGTAGCTGATAAAATTTCATCTTACAGTATTCGTATTTTTGATGGCTTTCCAAAATGATAGTAGATAAATATAAAACAGATTTACCGGACAGTTTAAAAGACACGCCTGCAAAAGACACCTCTCCCCTTCCCAATGATGACGATACTACTTTGGAGGAAGTAGACAACAACCCTTTAGAGGATGTGTATTTAGCAGTAAAACGTGTATTAGAGTCCTTACATACAGACCCTAACGATAATAATTCGCCCAAACTATTCCAAACTGTAAAAATAGATAACGGACAGTTTGAACGTATTGTTCGTACTCGTGGTAATACAGAATATGCTATACCTTTTCCTGCGGCATTTATTCGGTTTGTAAATGTACGTTATTTAGTTGCCCAACAAAGAATTGGAGAAGGGCGTGCCACTATGCGTATCAGATTTGTACTTAATGATTTAAACAATAGTGACGATATTGTTGAGACACATGGATTTCGCGTTTTTCAACAGATTAATGATGCAATTCAAGATGCGAAAGATTACGAAGAAGCATTAAATGAACGTTGCAATCTTACCTATTTTGATATGCCGGAATCTTTAGATCATGGGCTACAGCCATACTGGATTGACTACGAGATATGGTTTAGAACATCTTCTTCTTTCCAGTATCGCAAATGGGTAGACAGGTATTTAGTTATGCCCCCATTCACTAACCATTCTGATGCACCAGAACATGATTCAGAAGCACATGGTAATCACAAGGAACCTAAAATCGAAGATGTAGCTAAGTATGAACCTTCTGTAGAAATGCCTTCAACTGCTCCTCCAACCGATCAAGTCGAATAACAAACTTACAACCATTAAAGAAGCTGATACCTATTCTTGTGAAAAAGCTCAAATGAAAGTAGATGAATTAAAATATGTAGTTGGAGAAGCGCAAGAAGCAAAACCGGTATATATGCGCTTCTATGGCAAAATTGACGAAGAGAGCACACGTAATTTCAATGATGAATTTTTATGGATACAAGATTACGTTAAACCCTCGAAAATTGTAATCAGCATTAATAGTGAAGGTGGAAGCGTTCTGTACGGAATGGGAACATTCTCCATTATACAGCAATGTCCCATTGAAGTTGAAACAATTGTGGAAGGATTGGCAGCATCAATGGCTTCAGTACTGTGGGCGGCAGGAACTCGTTCTTACATGCGTGACTATTCTATTTTAATGATCCACAACCCCTTCATACGTGACGAAAAGTCATGCAACCCAGACAATGAACAAATTGTAAATGCTTTTCAGAAACAGATTGAAACCATATATCATAAAAGATTTGGTCTGACGAAAGCTAAGGTTCGAGAAATCATGGATGGAAAAGAAGGTTGTGATGGAACTTACTTTGATGCAAAATCTGCCGTAAACGCCGGTATATTATCAGCAGAATGTGTTTTAAAAACCTCTAAACAGGTTTGTAATAAAGTAAAAGATCAAATTGAAGGAGTAGTGGAAGCGAACGCCCTTCAAAAAATCATGGCTTCTATCAATACAGAACTGGGCGATTTTAAACCACTTGATGATTCCAGTTCTATTCCTAATCAAAATCAAATAGAAAATTCAAATTCACAAAAAACAATGGACAAAGAACAAGAATTTGCATTTGGTTCTGTATGCGCCCAGCTTGGTTTGGAGAAAACCTCTGAAGTTTCAGCTGTTATTACCCGAATTGACGCATTGAAAAATGCGGAAAACAAGGTAGCAGAAATTCAGGCTTCATACAATGCTTTGAAAATTCAGAAAGAAGGATTGGATGCGCAACTTACCAATGTTAAAAACGAATTGACAACTGTCAAGAACGAATTGAAAAGTTACAAAGATGCTGAAGAAGCAAAACGTAAAGAGACTATCGAACAGTTCGTTGACAATGCAATTGCTGAAGGTAAAATCAATTCTGATGCAAAACCTAAATGGGTGGAAATGGCTCAAAACGATTTTGAAATGGTGCAGGCAACGCTGAATTCCATTCCAAAACGTGATAAAATTTCTGCTGAAATTGCAAATGATCCTGCCAACATTGAAAATGCAAAAAATCAGATGACCGAGGCAGAAAAGAAAATGGCTAAGGCTGTTGAAGCTGTCGTAGGAACAGATTTCCAGTTTAAAACACTCGACTAAAACAGAATAACATAAACAACATGGCAAGTTCAGTAAATTTTGCGCAAAACACATATTCTGGTGAGGTCCTTAATGACCTCCTGACATATACCGCGCAAGGAAATGATACATACAAAGAAGGTTTGATTCATATCAAATCTGGAATCCAGTTCAAATACACCATACCCACTATTCAATTGGGAAAAGTAATTCAGGATAACGTCCCCACTCCAAACTCAACTCATGGCGCAGGAGCAGGAACTACTGGTGGATTGAACCAATACACATTAACAGAACGTTACCTGGAACCGCAAGAATTCATGGTGTACCTTGAATTTAACCCCCGTGACTATGAAAAGTATTACAAATTTGCCCAGCCGGAAGGTAATTTGGTATTCCGTGACTTAGACCCAAAAGTACAAGCTAAAATGCTGCGCCTCTTGATGGATCGAAAGAATGAGTATATCGGTGAGTCTATTTGGTGCTCCGCAAAAGGTGGTTCATCTGCCGCAAAAATTACCGCTCCTGAAGGTTGCACAACGATTGGAGGTGAAAATGCCGGTGGCCCAATGAAATACTTTGACGGTGCAATCAAACGTATTCTGGCAAATACTGCAACAAATGCAACAGAGGTAGAGAAAGCTGGTGGACAAGTCATTATTGCCGGTACTACAGAATTGAGCACAGGTGCCAATGTAGAAGCCGCTCTCAATGCTATGTGGAAGAAATGCCCGAAACAAATCCGTAAAAAAGCAGGACTGGTATTTGTATGTGGCTGGGATATTTGGGATTTATATGATCAATATCTAAGCGACAAAACAGTGAAATACTCCGACAATACTAAGGTTAACGAGTATCGTTTTAAAGGTAAGCGTATTGTACCTATTGTCGGCATTCCAGAACATACTATCGTACTCGGAGAATTTACTACCGGCATGGAATCTAACTTGTGGATGGGGGTTGACTATGCAAATGACGCTGAAGTAGTAAAGGTTGAACGGCTACAAGCTAACAGCGAATTGTATTTCTTCCAGATGCGAATGAAAATGGATGTAAACATCGTTCGTCCGGCAGAAATCGTAGCATGGACCGCTTACAAAAATGCAGAATAACAAATTGAATTAAATATCTCATCATAGTTTATCACAAGGGAGTGGAGTCGGTACTCCATTCCCTTTTTTAATTTAAGTTATGGCTAGAAAAAAGAATACAGAAACTCCGGTCACAGAAGACACTCAAGCACAAGATCCTACAGTTACTTCAAAAGCACCGGTTATTTCAAATGAAGAATCTGAAAAACAAGAGCATGACACTGTTGAAACTTCAGATACCCCCTCTATCAAAGAGTCTTCTCAAAAACCTGAAAAAAAAGACAAAACAAAAGAAGAGGATGAAATACCAGAATTCGTAAAAGAACTGTTACAAAAATATCCTGGCTATCCAGCATTGTATATTGATTCCAAAGGTGGTGTATTCACTGAAGATGCACAACCTAATTGGGTGAAGGATGCTATTCTTTATCAAAATCCGTATTACAAACAATAAAATTTACAAATATGGCATTAGGTGGCGTTTTTATGAGTGATACCGATGGAAACATTGGAACAAGCTCTACAACCTCAACTGAAAAAGTCACAGGTTTGCTGTTTGATATTTCCAAACAAGCTAAATTCTTTGAAGAAGGTGCTGGTTTGGCCGTAAAAGACAAATTACAAGGTAATGTTATTGAAATCAATTCTATGGATGATTTGAAAGAACTTGGCATTACCGCATACTCCGGTGACACTGAAAAGGATTTACTGTTTGGAATTCCTTATTATCATATCAATCATTTCTTTGGAATACAAGGAAGCACAGGACGTTTGTTTATCATGTTTGCAGACTGTGGTGTAGATTGGAATGCTATAGAACAAATGCAACGCGCAGCACATGGTATGATTAACCAACTCGGCATTTGGACTGAACAATCGTTGTGGAAACAAACAGATCCGGAAGCAGAAACATATAGCATTGACCTAGTTACAGATCTGCAATCCAAAGCTGCGTCTTTAGCTGATGAAAATGCTCCTTTATCAATCTTGTTATGTGCAAATTCCGCAGTAATTGCAACAGCTGAAGAATCTGTGAAGAAAGTAGAGCTGGGCAAAATACCGACATGTGTTATTAATGCTCGGTTTGTCAGTGTATTGCTTGGCCAGGGATTAGACGCTGATGTATCAGCTATGCAGCTTGCTAACCCGAACCTCACTCCTGTAGGAAATATTGGAGCCGCACTCGGATGTATCGCTTCAGCAAGCGTACAAGAATCATTCGCATGGGTAAATAAGTTCAATTTGATTGGTTATTTCCCAGATATTGAAATGGGATTCGGAGATGTCACTTTAAATAGCGAGGATAAGTTAACAAGTACATTAAAGTACTCATCTTTGAATAAAATCCAATTGGATGATCTGGACGATAAGGGATATGTCTTCTTGTGCAAATATTCTGGTTTGGAAAGCGGAGTCTTTTTCTCTAAAGACCAAACGTGTTCAAACGGAGACTACCGAACAGTTGCTAGAAACCGTACAATTCATAAGTCAAGACGCGCTGTACGTAACGCATTATTACCTTATGTCAACTCTCCGTTGAAAGTAGACCCCAGCACTGGATATTTATCTTCTGCAAAGATTACGATGTTTCAAAATATTGTTTCTGACATCCTCACAACCATGCAGACTAATGAAGAAATCTCTGGCTTTTCTGTAACAATTGATAAGAATCAAAATGTATTAAAGAATGATACACTGATCATTAAATATTCACTTGTTCCGGTGGGTGTAGCGTCCCGTATTGAA